TACGCAAGGCAGGTTGAGTTGAATTAGGGTTGAGATAATCTGCTTCATCTATGATGATGACCTTGCGACCACCAGCAAGACTAACTGACGAAGCATAGTTCTTTATCTTAACACGAAAGGTGTCGATACCAGACTCATCAGAACCATTGATAACGATTGAATCACAACCAATCTCATTACACATGGCCTTTGCAATGGTCGTCTTACCAACGCCCGCACCGCCACTTAATAATAGGTTTGGTATGTTTTTTTGGTCTACATACTCTTGAAAAGGCTTCTTGAGTCTTTCAGGTAATATGCAATCTCCAACGGCCTGAGGCCGATACTTCTCTGTCCATAATAAATGTTCCATGGGAACTCCTCACAAAATAAATCATAATCAAGTTAGCTTCTTCTGTACTTCACTCATAGGTTCATCAACTTGCCAGTTCATACCCTCTCTTGAAAATAACGTAACAGATGGTTTCATTTCATTTGTTTCTGTATCTGTATCAAGGGATTCAAAAACAGTAACAATATGATCAATATTAATCCATATATCTTCTGTTACATTACCTTTGAAGGAATTTTTGAACTTTCTAAATGTAGCCATTACTTACCTTTCGATTCATACTTACTTCCAGTTTCAGTAGATATCCAATAAACCAAAGGCACATCTTTGTTTTTAAACTCTGAAACACCCTTTGATGATATAGAGACTTCATAGTTACCAGTCATTACTTTGACAAGGTTTTCGGTCTTGAATATCATGCGGTACTTATCACCATTGCCCTTGGCAACTTCTAGTGAATCAGTATGAGCACTATCATCTTGAGTATTGAAAGTTACCACATCAACTGTGATACCATCAGATTCAATACCAATATGTGGTGAACTCAGAACAGAACTCGCCTTTGTAATCCAATCAAAGTCCTCAGCTGTAAGATTAAATTTAATCTCAGGAGCTGGCATCACAAAGTCTTTTTCTGGTGGCAGAACAATCATAGTTGGTTCGCAGAATCGATACTTGATTCTTGAACGACCTTTCTTACCAACAATTACAACGTGTTTATCATCAAACTGAAAATCAGGGTTGTCTTGGTCTAAAGACACAACTGATAAAAAGTTATTGAGATCATAAACACCAAAGTCAGCTGGTATATCTTCTGATATTGTGGCCTCTGATAAAATGTTTTTATGAGAAGATACAGTCTTGAGAACTTTACCTTTCTTAAACATAATACCTTGATTGATATTTGCATAATTCTTTAGGACGCCTAACGTCTTATCACTTAATTTCATCATCATTTCCTCTTTTCATATCGTGATTATGTATTGCTATTATTCCATAGTGTAACACTTTTAAAAGGTCTTGTCTATTATATCCGCCTTTTTTGCCGTATCTTTGTGCATACTTCATAATGTTACCTATACAGAATCCTTCTCCATGACCACTATCAATAATAAATTCAGTTGCCTGAAACTTATCTTTTGAGTAATGTTCACTATACGTTTGATCAATGTACTCTCTTAAATCATCAATCAAAGTACCTTCATTATATTTGTACTCAATTTTTTTCATAGTTTACCAGTAAACTGTGCAACAGCCGGCATATTACCAGAGAAAGCGTAAGTGCCAATATGTTGTGTTTTCATCCAAGGGCATAAGAATATTCTACCACCCATTTTACGCCACATTTGGCAGAACATATAATCTTCACTTAGATACCTCTCTGAACCACCGCCAGTTGGACTATCTTTAGTGTCAATTACTGTATCGAAATAGGCATGAATATATCTTGAGCCATCAAAATGTTTTTGCCCCACATGATCTGGTTTGTATTTAATATACGGGTATTCTTCTTTCATTTGACCAAATACTTGGCGTTGAACTAACATGAAACCAGTACCAATCTCCATCACTTCTAATGGATCAGTAACTTGGAATTGTTGTGTTCCTTTCACTACATTAAAGACATACTCGCCTACTAAACCCTCAAGTTCTTTTGGATCTAGGTCGGGGTGTTGTCTAGCTGCAAGAGCTATATTTCCCCAATTTATAGATTTTTTTGGATATGGTCCACCAGAGACTTCTTTATTCAAAGCTAATAAAGCCAGAACATCTTGGGGATTGAAATGTATATCCGAATCAATGAAGAGTAAATGAGTAAAATCTTCCGACCTTAAAAACTCATCTACCAGATAATTTCTTGCTCTTGTAATTAGGGATTCATTAAACAAAAAAGAAAATTTTGTTTCAACTCCGTATTTTGACATGAGCGATTGTAAGTCTAAACATGACTTAATATACAAACCGTGAGCCATGCCACCGTACATTGGTGTGGCCACAAACAATTTGTGTTTTTTCAATTCATCTACTTTAACTTGAATTTCCATAATATTTCCATAAAAAAGTTGGGACTAATAAGTATTTATTAGTCCCGACCAAAAGTTCTACAACTTTTTTAGGCAAAAGCATTAACGCCGTGTTGCCTTAATGCCATAATACCAGCAGCTACCATCGCTCTGGTTGGTTTACCCAAGCGATAAAAACTAACCTTGGTACCGTTTGCCACCCTCTTAGAGTTAAGGTATATTGCATACCCTTTTTTTCTTAGAGTATCCACCATTGCAGATGGATTCTTTACACCAAATTTAGACCGCATTTGGCTGGCGGTGAGAGTATTGTACCCATCTTCTTTTGATAGATACGTTATGATTTTGCTCTCTGTTGACATAAACATCTCCATGTTAAAATGAGCAACACTTAAAGGGGTTGCTCGTTCCCTTATAGGGGCGGTGGTTATGATATAGAATCCTCATCAGCCTCAGGAGTTTCGGGAGTTTCATCAGCTGTAAGGAGTGATTCAGCATCAGCACCAGAATCCACTTTGGTGTACAAGTCTAAGAAAGTAGCCTTAGTATCATCATCAAAACGATTGATACACTTAGATATACTCTTTAACTTATCGGAGAAAATACCAAAGGTCTTTGATATGTGAACCAATCGCCTAGTCGAAACGACCTCATCACAACCACCTTGTTCAAATGTTTTACGGATAACTTCAGCCCAGATAACAAGCTTCTCAGCAAAATCATCATCTTGACCATTTAATTCTTTTTTGAGAATATTAATCTCAATCTTTCTTGAAGGCCAGTCTTGCTCTTCTGTAGCAGGGAATCTCTCAAGGAATGCCTCGTTAAGCACATTGGTGTACATATAACGACCATCATCTGAGCCCTTGCCTTTCGTGTTAGCAGTAGCAAAGATTGTAAAGCCTTCAGCAGGCGTTACGATCTCACCTTTCTTTTTGAGTAGAAATGGCTTACCCTCTAAGACACGTTGCAACGAAGCAAGATTATTTGCACCATAATCAATTTCGTCAATACACAACACAGCACCTTGCCTCGCTGCCACCGTGACCGGACCATCTCGCCATTCCATCTGACCGTTAATCAATACATAGTTACCAAGAAGATCACCTTCATCAGTTTCAGGCGTCATTGAAATACAAACATACTTGCGTTTGTTTCTTGCACAAGCCTGCTCAACGGACATTGTTTTACCATTACCAGATTGACCAGTAATAAAAACAGGGTAAAACTCTTTAGACTTGATAACAGCCTCTACGTCTTTGTAGATGCCAAAAGGAACATAGTGAGCATATTTTTCAGGCACTAAGCTCTCTACTTCTAATGATGTAACAACTGAATTGATTACATTCGCCTCAGCTGTTGGTGTTTTTGTAACTGTTGCCTTAGGTAATTTAACTACCTTCGCAACATACTCTGAAACATCATACTTACCACGACCTACTCTTAGATCTTTTTGATTCGTAAACCAGTAAGGATGAGCGATACCAGTATCAGCCATGATACTTTTAATATCTTCTGTTGTGATTGTTTCGTTACCTAACTTGATAACTGCATCAATAAATGTTTGTCTAACTTTACTCATAATATAAAAACTCCCGAAATTTAATTAACTATAACTATATGGTACACCTATCACGCTGAAAAGTCAAGCGATATTGTTGCATTTTTACAACTTTACCGCAATTTTTTCAACAAACTTTGTTGCCAGAACACGGTTAACCTCTCTTGCCTTGTTCATTTTAGTGAACTGGCTTGCAAGGTTTCTGGTGCTAATCTTAGTCTGGTCTTTCACCTCAAACTCAAAATTCTCATTATCAGTAGTAAGCTTATTACTATCATTCAGTATAAAGAATGAATCAAAACCTCGTACATTAGATTGCATAAACTTTTGCTTTCTTGCCAAGGCTAGAACTTCTTTTCTCTCATGGGCCGACAACCAACTTCTACCATCTTTAGTAACATATCTGTAATGAATAGCATCTGTCATTCTACTAGAGACAAAGAAACCAAATACTTGTGTTCCTGTAGTATGCTTTAACCACTCTAACAATGTATGTGTTATGTTTTCATTACGGCTTTTGTTTTCAACAACCCTCTCAAATCTGTTTTTAGTATCTTGTATAACAAAACCATTATCTCTTTCAAGGTATTCACCGTAATCACAATCAGGTGAAACAATATGTCTATTAACAGAGTTAGCATCACCATCATGTACAAATACTGTATTCACAATATCTAACTGGTTGATTGTTTTAAACTCTGTAATAACTTCTTTAAGAGCAACAATCGCTTGATTCAATGGTGTGCTACCAAGAGAAAAGTCGCTTGGTGGGTGAATACCGTAATTAGAGCCTCTAACATTAGCATAGCTATTTTTTACAAGTAATAGATTCTCAAAAGCGTTTTTGTAATCTTTAGCGTTCATATTGGAATGAATAAACTCTTTTAAGAACATATTATCACAAGCAAGGTTTAAATCGCCAACTTTTTGTGAGAAATTATTACGACTCATCTCATCAAAATAATCAACACTAGTAAAACCAAAAACTCTAAATGGTATTTGAACTTTTTTACAAAATGCGGTGAGAATACATATTTGTTCTAATGAACCTTTTAAGTTATTATTCATAGAGCCTGATAAATCAAGAGTAAGGATCATACCGTGATTTTTACCTTTAGGTAACTTTGTCAATTTACGAAAAATTTGATCATCAAACTTATACTTGTATATCTTGTTTATATCAATATCGCCAGAGGTATACAGTCTAGCCTTGGCATATTTTGTAGCCGCTTTTTTCATCTCAAACTCTTTTGCCATCAATGAAATGAAACGGTCATTTTTTTTCTTGAACTCAGCCATAACAGTAGAGCGAGTATATTGATCTCTGAATGTTCCCTCTGAGTGTATGCCATCATCATGGAAATTGTAATTTCTTAAGCTATATGTAAATTCTTCATTGTAATGTTCTGTTACTCTTTTATTAATGGTCTTAGCATCAACAAGAATATTTTTTAATATAGGCTTTGGTATACTAACATATTCAAAACTTTTAGGATCTTTTTCATTAAACTGGCCTTCGTTGTGTCTAAACATCTCATCAGTTTGACAATTTGGTTCTAACTCTTCTTCACCACCTGCAAAACCATGACAACCTGATCCTTCATTTGTATCTTCCGTATCACCAAGTGAATCAGAGTCACCTTCGCCTTGAGTTTTACCTTCAATTTCTTCCTCTTCACCATCAACTTTATTGGAATCATCAGAGTTTGTAATTGAATTATCAGAATTTTTTACACCTGAATCTGAATCATTAGAAGTCTCCACCTCTTCAACTTCATAATCATCACTAGAGAAATTGTCCTGTGGCAAACCATTCATATCAAATTCATTATCTTCAAATTCTTCAACAGCTTTATCCCATAACTTATCGGTCATGGCAATTACATCATCCCATGATTCAAGATTTTGAATTTGATCAATGATTACCTGTTCTTCATCATTAAAGTCAATAGCAGCTGTGTAAGAACTTTTTGTAAATACATTGATACGGTCAATGAAAGCATCTAACTCATCAAAACTATCAATACCAAAAAGTTTCATTTTCATAATCTCAGCAAAACCTTTGATATAACATCTTCTAAGACCTGGATATTTCCTTTTGATTTTCTTTTCTATACGGGCATCTTCAATAACATTTAAGAAAGCTTTGTAGTTTTTACCTTTTGTACAAACTGCCTCGTGCCAGCCATCTGCTGGTGTCCATAGAGCATGACCGACTTCATGGCTTAATAATAAGTCATAGAGCTCGGTACTCATTTTCTTCCAGATTGGTAATGTAAGGACTCTTGTTTTAGGGTTGAATGATGCTGTCTGAACTTTACGGTGTTGCACCGTTACATTCTCTGTAGCAAGTAATTTTGCTAAGTTTGACTTTTGATCTATAATGTTATTCATAATTGTCCCGAAATTTAATTAACTATAACTATATGGTACACCCATAGTGCTCAATTGTCAAGCACTATTTTTGTTGTAAATATACAACAATGGAGCGGTGTCGTGGAGTTGCACCACGCCTACAGGTTGGAGCCTGCTTGTCCTACGACCCACCGCAAATTATGTATATACTATAACATAGTTATCTGCCAATTTGGGGCAAATATGAACTTTTAGTTTCTTCCCATGTCTTATATATTAAATCGTCATAAAACAGGGTTTCTTTAGTATTTCTGCCTTTTTTGACCAACTGTTTGATTCTAGGCTTCGCATACTTATACTCCCATAATTCAGA